GTTCCGATACAGATCGCGCCTGTCATCAAGCTCCCCTAACTTACGAAGAGAACTAAGAGCCGATTCATATCTTCCCGAATACAGACCCATCAAATCCTGCTCACCTTTCATAAACGTGTAGGCTTCTATCAAACATCCGTACAAAAGAGCGGTGTCTGCATTGTCTCCAATCCATGTCGTAGTATTACTACTGGAAAGCTGTGCTGGCGAGAACTTGTAATGTAACTCTGTAGTAAAATCATCATCAGGGACAGGAGCGACAATAAAGGAGGAATCACTAAAATGTCCGTAATATCTCGGCGTTCCCTGCGTGTCTGTATCCTGATTAAATTCCCGCATAAAAGAAACGTCTTTCGGCAGGAGATATGTATATACATTATCGCTTCCAACCACAGCTAACGAGAAAGCTGTCAGGAAGTCTGTCGGCTTGGAGAGATAAGTTACTGAGTCTGTTATTGTCCCCCTCACATTCTTGTGGAACACAGGGAAATCTGTATCCAGAAGAATCCTTCTCTCTGCCTGCCCGATGAAATTATCAATATTGTTAACAAAGGTAGTTTCCGTATTGTCGGTATAGTCTTTGATTGCCTGCACGAGCGTTGAATAATTCATCAGTTTGGATGCTCCGTAGTACTATCAATGCTATTCAACTCCAGAAGAAGCGTAATATATTTTGCAAACCAGTCAGCATGGTCTTTATCAATAAGTCCGGTGAAAGCCACATTAACCACATGCCCCTCATCTATCTCTGCCACAAACACACTATAGTCCACACCGGGCATTTGTGCCGCAGCCTGCATGGTGTGCAAGTCTTTTCTCGATACCGCAGTCATGTCGTTGTCACCGTGACTGACCCAACTTCCCCGGTAGCCTGAGTGCTGTCCTGCGTTGAAAACCCGTACTGTTCACCCAATAAGTTCTTGTCTCCTACGGGGGACCAGTTCCAAATCGTATCACGTTGCTCCGTCAAACCTGTCTCCGGCCTTGGCCCACGCACTGCCTGCGGGTCTTTCACAGGGAACCTGCCAAGCCATAACTGAGGCTGATCAGGGTCAAGCATTGACCGGCTAACTTTTAACCCCGTATCCTTACCATCCTTTACCTGCGGTATAAGGTCTTTCAGTTTATAGGTCAGGCCACTCCTGTCACAGATGCCAAGAGCATATTTGCCAGCAGCGAAATCCCCCATCAGATTACTCCGTATCCTCCGGGTATAACCTGAAAGTTCGCCTTCACTCGGTCTTCCGAAGCCGCATACTCGAATTGTTCGTCATACATAGCCTTCAATCCCTGAATACGACTTTGAGATTCAGGCTTCTTTATCGCCACATAATATGCAAGGCCAGCAGTAAGGGCTGGCAACCACCGCTCCGGGGCATCATAATTATTAGACCCAGCAGTACCAGTATCCTGAATACGTTTGATCCTCCAGTAAACCAGAGTGTAAGTCTCGGCATCATCAGGCACAGGCCATAGGGTATATTGAGGAGAGGTAGTGCGCTGGATGTATATCTGTAATGGTTTCCCATCATCGAGCTTATTCGGGATAGAACTATAAGTTGACGGGCTAACTCTTGTTAATGTTGTATCCGCCTGCGTGGAAGTATTACCGGCGTTGGTGCGAATAACCTGATCAAGGAAATCAAGAGTTCCAGACGGGAATGAGTACGTCGCCGTCCCAGCCGTTAGGGCTTGCGTGCCTTCATCTATTGTCCACAGGTTCAAGCCGCGATTAACCCACTCCAGTGACATAAGATCAAGGCTGCGACGAGCAGTCTTCAGATCATACCCGCTCCGCATCTCAACCCCGGCACGTTCAAATGCCTCTTCGCAGACATCAGCAATATCCAGAGTGAATGCACTTGTGCCGCTGGTTGCCATTACGAGTAAGCCTTCTTCTTCTTCAGTTTCTTCCCTGTTTTCTTGGCGTACTCCTTAGCTTTCTTTTTACCAGCCTTGGTATACGGAAACTTTTTCTTCTTCTTCCCTGTTCCAACTGTAGGCATCAGCCTCTCCTTCTGGATACTTTGCGGCCTTCAGACATGGCAATAGCAATTGCCTGCTTGCGGCTCTTTACTTTCTTACCGCGCTTACTCCCGCTATGCAATTTGCCCCTTTTGAACTCCGACATCACCTTCTTGACTTTCTTCTGCCCTTTTGTCGCCATCACTTAGCCTCTTCTTCGGGGGACATATACAAAGATCAGAGTTGGGCAGAACACCGCCACATTTCTTACAAACAGCCATCATGTAATCTTCGACGCGATAAAGCGATCAAACTTCTCTTCCATGCGATCAAACCGATTCAGAATTTCCTTCATGTCTTCCTGCACCTCGATCTTGGTGACATAGGTCTTGGCCACCTCTTCACGAGTGTCAGCAAGCCTTCGTCTCATCTCATTAATTTGAGACGACATCCCGCGCATCCAGTAAAGAAAGGAACCCCCACCCAAGGTAAGGATGAGGTTCCATATCAGTGTTGCGTCGATATTCATTAGCCATAGTACTTTACGGCTCGGATCACGATCTGATACGCATCTCCTGATGCTTCTGTCCCTAACGTGGAAAGAAGGACATCTCCTGTCGCATTGGTGCCGTACATCTTGAGACCACCGACATCACTGAAATCCTGATGTGTCCAACCAACTCCAGCATTAAAAGCAACAACATCCGTGTCGGCATCATACCAAAGCTGCACACCGTCGAACCCATAAACTTGCGCCCATATCTCTTGGATACGGACCTCGTTACAGGATATGCCGCGAGCATTGCTCTGGAGAGCAGAAACATCAATTTTCGTGACCTTGGTCTCTCCGCTATTATCCGAGAGATTGGTCAACTGAACAACAAGCTGACGCTCGCCGTCCTCAATGGTGGTAGTGCTAACAGCATCTGCCATGATCCACTCCTAAAAAAAGAGGGCCGAAGCCCTCTTCTAATCAAAATTACTCAAATGGTGTAGCAAGAGATCCATCACCATGTAGATGGGCCTCACAATGCCAGACCGCTGCTGTCTCTGCTTTCAGGCGAATAATTCCACCAACAAGCCAACCCTGTGCCGCTGTGCCAAGATCAATGGTGTCATCGTTACTGGCGTCGGGAATAAAGGCATTCATGTCAGTAGCTGTCGCAGGATCAAAAATCATAGCAAAGCCAGAATAAAGATCACTGGTATTTTGCGTATTGATCTGACCTGCGCCCGTAAAGGTTGTCCCGACAATAAAAGTATACTGCAATCCTGCCACTGCTGTTGGTAATGTAACAACAATTCCCGCAGCACGATTAAGGGTAAATACAGCCCCGGACTGGGTAGAGGCTACGGAATATGTAGCATCAGTAATACTTACGACATTGTCATAAGATGAGACATAGCCGGTGGTAACTAGATTACCACTCGTATCCACATCAAGATTTGTTGTAACCACTCCCGTTCCAGACGCGATGGAAATCTGCTCGAAACCTTTTTCGGCGCGAACGGGACCATTAAACGTAGTGTTTGCCATATCGGCATTCCTTCTTACAAAGGTTCGCCCTAGAGTCTTGTAAGCGTCTGCTGGGCCAGTCGCTAGGGCTATTCAGTCCCAGAAAAAAACAAAGAAAAAGGGGGGCTTTGCCCCCCTCAATCTTTACGAAGCACCGGGTGAACCAAAGACACCCAATGGGTCAGAGACGCCAAACGAATAACGCTCGCGGGCTTTATACCGGACGTTACCAGTGTTGAAATCGCCGTCCATTGCGGTGGTCATTGCCGCACGTTCAAAGTGCTTTAACCCGTTTGGAACATCGGTCAAAATTACCCAAGCATTTGTATCTGTGAAGTAATGATTGACCCTGTATCCTTCAGGGATCGTGCCATTATTTTTAATGGCGTTGACATCGTTGTCAGCCGTAGCTGGACGCAGATCGCTATCCAGAATACGAGTGGCAACAAACATCAGATCCGGTGGAACAACCATCCGACGCGGGCGAGCCGCAATCAGAAGGCCACGTTGATCCGTCCACTTGGCAATCTGAATGACCGCTGCTTCCAAAGAAGTCTCGTTCAGATCAGAAGCCGTGGAAGGCGTGTTGGAGTTCGTGCCACCAGACACGAGTGGGTGCGCGGTATTAAACAGCGTAACACCATCACCTGAAGTGACCGAGCCAGAAGGCATCCCATTGTTAATGGGGTTTGCCGCCTTGACCTGTTTAGTATACGCCATCGCACGAGCAAGAGCCTTGGTATAGCGGGCGCTAAGGCTGTCATAGAGGTTGTCCTCCATTGCTTCCTCAGTAATCGCAAATCCCATTGCAATCGTCTCGTGACTGTACCGTGCAGTGTAACTCTCCTGCGCGTTGTCATACGAAATTGCAGAACCCTCGTTCTTAACAGGCGCTGCATCAAAACCGCTCAGTGCAACTTCTTCTTCAAAGCTGCGATCTGACGATTCAGTTTCGTATAACTCCTTATGCTCATCTTCATACTTGGCATACTCAAGGCCAAAC